GGAGCTTATCAATACTATCTACAGCATCTAATCCTTTACCATAAATCATTTCTGCAATACCATTTATTGCAGCATTATTTGTGGGGCTTCCGTTATATCTATCTATTAGGTATTTGAAATAATTGTTATCGTCTCCATATTCAATCCATTCTTGATTATATCTTTCACTAATCTCAGGTCTTGTATATGAAGAAAGATTCACAACATGAATTTTACCTTGTTGTACTTCTAATTTTGGTTTTGGAGCACTTAATCTTTTTCTCATTGCTCTGTTACTTTTTTTTGTCATAATATTACAAAATCATTATCGTATGAGTTCTCTGTTGTATAATCTCCAGAATGAACATCAAATACATTATAATCTGTTTGGTCAGTACAAAATATAGAACCTCTATAAATAACTGTACTACCATCTTTTACTATAAACGAATAAAATCTATTGGCAATTAAATTAAAACTACCATTAACTGTCATATACCCGTTTGAATTGCTTACTGTGACTGAAACTGCACTTGTTGTACGTTTAGATTTATCAGTAAGTTCAAATGTCACAGAGCTTGGTGTACTTCTAGGAATTATCTTAAAACTCTGGGCACCTGTGGATGTTGTTAATATAATCATATTATAAGTAATAAATATAATATAATTTGTTTGCATAAAAAAAGGGATACATAATGTACCCCTTTTAAATTCACAAAGTATATCTAATTATTAAGAATTAGTTCCTACTGTTACTGTTACAGTCGCACTACTCATCCCAGCATAAGGGTCAGCAGCAGTTGGACTAGCAACAAAGTTAGCAGGTAAAGTTTCCATAGCAGATAATGTAAGTGTATAACCACTTAAATCTCCCATAGCAGCACCAGTTACTATTGTGCCACCAGATACATCAGCTCCATGCTCTCTACCCATTAAAAATACATTTCCATTATAATCTTCAACAGCAATATGTGGTCTTCCAAATGCAATTAATTTCAGTTCTTTATTATCTTCTTTAGATAATTTGTGTAATGTTAAATTTAGTGTTTGTTCGAAGAAAGTAGTACCATTCTCTCTTGACGAAGTGATGTTTTGTTCAAATGATGAATTTCCTTTTACTTCATATTTAAATGCAGTAAATGTACCACTCATATCTGTAATCTCATCATTAGTAAGTGTTATTGTGCCTAAGTCACCAAAATCTGTGAAATAGACAGCTCTAATACCACCAACTACGTCTTTACATGGTTCTTTTCTTCCTAATGTTAAATCACAAGCCATAATATTTATTTTTTATTAAAAAAGGGCAGGTAGAATACACCACCTACCCTTCTTAAGTTATACAATTATTTAGTTATTAAGCTAATGTTAATAATACTAAATCTGAACCGATTCCATACTGAATACCAGATGTAAATCTCATAACAACTCTTACGTTTTGAGAACCATCTAAATCAGCCATATCAAGAACTTTTACTTCATTGTGGTCAGCAATTAATCCTGTACCAAAGTATAAGTTAGATTTTTGTCCTGCAACGATATGGTCACTTGGCATACCTGAAGTATAAACAACTTCAATACCTTCGAAAGATAATGAAGCATTGCTTTCATACCATTGGTTACCTTTATTGTCATATCCTTGAGCACCTAATCCGTTAGCACCATATCCTCCTAAATGTCTTACATATGCTTGGAATGCAACTGGTGGAACATATATTTTTAAATCTTCTTTTCCATAAACTGCGTTAGGAATTGAATCTACAACATTACTTAATAAAGTAACGATGTTAGATGAAGTGAATGAAGTTTCAGAACCGTTAGCAGCATCGTTTACGTCTGAATCAGCAGCCATTAAAACTGTAAATCCGTCAAACTCACCTGCGTTAGCGTTCACACCACCCCAGATATTTTGTTCTGTCTTTTCTGCAACTAAACCTGCAACATGTCCGATTAAGAAATCAGAGAATTTTGGAGGTAAGTTATCATACGCTGAGTATCCCATTTGGATAGCTTCCCAGTCGCTTCTAAAGTCCTTCTTACAAAGTTCTAAGTTTACTTGGAACTCTTCTGGTTGAAGGATTCTTTCTGTTAAAGTTACAGTAGCAGTATCAGAAAAATCACAAGTTGCATCTTTGATTACGTTAGCATCAGTTGCGACTTTTTTGATTACTTCTTTAAACTTTACGTTTGGTTTAATCTCGATATTACCTCTATTTAAGGTATTACCAGATAATAATGCAGCTGAAATATAATCACCAGCAAATTCCCCTGCATAAGTAGTAGTAATTGATGTAGTAGTAGCCATTTTTGTCTATTTATTTATCTATTAATGTTAAAAATTTGATTCAATACTCTATCTTTTGTACTGAATTGTCTGTTTTGTGAGTAAAGAACTTTTTTTCTAGGTTGCTCTTCAGAACCTTGATTGATAGGTTGTGCAGCAGGTTCTTTAGAAAGCTCTTCTATTTGTTTACTCATAGAAACTTTTTCTTTATCATAACCTAACTTCATTTCTTCAATCTTATCCATAATTGATTTGATTTTCATATCAAACTCTTCTTTTGAAACGTATTTGTCCATATCCATTTCAATTTCTTCAGAAACTTCTTCAACAGAAACTTCTTCTTGTAGTTCTTCAGCTTCTACCTCATCAGATGAAAGTTCTTCAGCAACTACTTCTTCTTGACAAGCAAGTTCAGTTAGTTCTTGAGACATTTCTTCTTCTTCAGTAAGCTGTTCAGAAAGCTGAACTTCTTCTTCTTTAAGCTCAACCTCTTTTACGTCATCTTTTTTAATTAGAGAAAGTTTCTCCATGATGTCGTTTAGAATTGATGTAGCTTTTTGTTTTTCCATAAATTAAGTATTATAAAATTAATTTTACTATTAAAGTAACTAAGTAATAAAAGGTTGTTAGATTTTGCCTATTCCTTGTGAACGCAAAGTGCCATCACAACATTTTCTAGAATATGTTTTTCCATCTTTACATAGACAACCTCTTCTTTTTCCTCTTGGTACAGCTCTACCTAATGTTTCATTTGTTTTTTTCATTTCTTAGAGCTTTTAGGATGTTTAGTTGGCAATAAATCATAGTCTGTTGTATACTTAGCATTTTGTGGTCTTCCGTTTCTTACCAAATACATAAAAGCGTTAACTCTTGCGTGTGCCCATTGTGAGGGTGATTTTACATTAGGTGAATGGCTTGTATTGAAAGCACCAAGACCTCTTTGAAACACAGAAGCCAACATACCAACAGTTATGCCATAACCTAATTTTTCTTTATATCTTTTGTTAAAATCATCTGCTTTCTTTTGCAAAGATGCTCTATCTTTTGCAGAAACCTTAGCTCCTCTTTTACCAGATGCATCTCCTTTAGCTGTTCCTTTTCCTTTAGGATTAGGATTAGGTGTGCTAGATTTAGGTGCTTTAGGACTTCTTCTTACTCCTCCTCTTGGCCCAACCTCTGCTAATAAATGTTCTGCACAAGGCATATACCAAGTTTTACCTTCAAATTCGTGTTCATGTATTCCGTCACAATCTAAATCTTTTGCCATCTTTTTAGCCATCTCTTCAGATGAATAAGCTAATCTATCATTTATAATTGCATGGTCTTTATCAACAACCATCGATGCCATTTTCAATTCACCAAGCTCTCTTAGTTTACCTCTTGACCAGTTTAATCCTGCTTTCCCACCCCATAATAGATATGAAATAGTTCCACACGCTTTACTATCACTAGGGTCATAATAAGTTTCTGCTCGACTTAAATATGAATACATCCTCTTAATTGTGGATAAACTCAATTTCTCACCTCTTGACAATTGCTGAGCTCTTATTTTTCCTACGCTTGTAGCACATTTATTATTTACTTTCTTATTTAATTCAATACCTCTTTTGGCATTATTTCTAACACCACTTCCGTAATCACCATAAGTTTGTAATTCATATTTATTATCTAGTATTGAATTGGCAATCTCTAATAGTATTTCTGTAGCTTCTTCTTCATTTTCTACATCATCTATTGCTGCCATCTCTAATTTATCTTTAAAGTATCCTTCAATACTAAATCCTTTTACTAATCCTGTTTTTACATAGTTTTCCCAAACATCATCATTATTTACTTTCATTGACACCATCCAAGTACCAACAGGTAAATCCATATCATACTTTCTTGATTTATCATGTACTTCATCTTCTATAATCCAAGATTCAACTACAGATAATCCATGTAATTCAGCTTGATGCTCTAATGTAGATTTATTTTGATTACCTCTCATTAAAAATAATTGAGATGCTTTTCTTACAGTATCTTTTGAGAAATATATATAATATTCTTCTTCACCATCTTTTCTGTATATATTCTTATCTGGCACTAATGCAGCACCCATAAGTATTCTTTTCTCTTCATCTACTTGTGCTAATTTAACTTCATGTTGTTTAGATAAAGCAATAAAGTTTTCTTCTATTGCAGGTTGGTCCACAATAGATATGGCTTCTATGCCAGATAATAATTGTTCTTCGTCTATTAATAATTCTACTATTTTCATATTAAACTTATTTATATAATTAACCTAATGATGCGTTTCCTGTAATGTTTCTGTCTAATTCTTGTGCTGATGATATTTCTTTACTAACCACAAATGCTTGAATTGGTTTGCCAGTAATTCCAGCTAATCCTGTAGCTAACTGCGAAACACCCCCTGCTCCTACAACATTAAAGTCTGGTGCTTCTATCGTTGTGGGGGTAACTGCTCCACCTCCACCTCCACCAGCACCTGCAGGTGTTTGTACTTTTCTTATAGCTGCAATATTAGCTAAACCTTGAGCAATAGCTGCTGCTGCCGCAATAGCTGCTCTTGCTGGAGCATCAAGAGTAGGTAAATTAAATTGACTTTCATAAGCTCTCTGTGCTGCTGCATAAGTTGATATTAACGTTGAAGCTATAGCCAATGTTTTACCAACTCCAGTTTCTTTTCCAGCTAATTGACTTAAAGCCATTAATCCATTACCCACATCTTGATATGCTTGTAATTTAGAATCTCTTTCTATTTCAGCTAATTTTATAGAATCTTTAGTTGCTTTTTTTTGCATTTTATCTGCATCTTTCAATTCTTTAGCTCTAATTTTTAACTGAGTATCTGAATTTTTAGATAAATTCTTTAAGAAAGCACCTGCATCTTTAAAGGCTTCTTTATTTGTTGTTTTTAATACACTTCCTATTGCTTTTACTGTTTTAACTGCATTTGTTTCTTCAGGGTCAGTTCCTATAGTATCAAGTTCTGCAAACGATTCGATAAGTCTATTTATATCTTCTTGAATATCTACAACTGTTTGCTCTCTTCTTTCTTTACCTTTTAAAGTCATTTTTACTAATTCTTCTGAAGTTGCACGACCTCCTGATTTAAGAAAAGCTAAAGCTGCTTCATAAAATTTTATATTATCTGCAATTGAAGATTGCTCAACTTCAAGCATCTCCACATATTTAGCTTGTATCTTAGTCATAATAGCATTTGCTAATGCTTTTTGTTTTAATACAGGTATATATTCTTCTATAGCTTTTTTAGACTCTTCAGTTAATGTTCCTTCTTCATTTAGTTCTACATTTAACTTTTTATGTTCTTTTCTTAACTTATCTAAAGCTGCTTGTTTCTCAAAAGAAGATTGTGTGCTATCATCTAATATTCTTACAAGTGTTTGCAATTGCCCAATCTGTTCTCCTGCTGCACTTGCTGCTGCCTTTTGAACATCTTTAAGGTCTTTCA